GGACCAGTATTGTGTTGTGAACTGTTCACGATGCGTTACTTCTATAGTGACATTGAAACCCTTCGCAAGGCGTTGATGTCATTCATGGCCTTGCGAAGGGTTTCAATGTCACTATAGAAGTAACGCATCGTGAACAGTTCACAACACAATACTGGTCCGGTACCTAGTACTACTGATGGCGGCTTTTCGTTAATGCGATCCTGCACGATAGCGTCACGTACACCCTTTTCTTTCTTTTCGCCGAGAGTCTCTACGACTTTGTCTTTGTATTCCACAAAGGCTCGTTCAGTCAAAGAATATGCGGCAGTGATTGCGGCAGTCTTTCTAGCGCCAATCTTGTTGGCGGCAATAATACAAGCAATTGTGACTGCTCCGGAGGTAAAGGTAGGAATATAGAGTTTCCAAACCATCTTTGCTTTCTCTTTATTAGACCGTTCTACGGGCGCTACCCAGAACTTTTGGTCGTCAGCGTTTAACACTACAGCAGCGTCGTAGGACGCCTTAGACGCCAAACAAGCGGTAGTGACGGTCCCTGTGACGCCAATTGCGGTTAGTACTGCTGGTGAATTGTCTTTTAGTAAAAACTCTGCTTTTCTTAGCAGCTTGACTAAACTCAATGGTTGCTCCTCGTTTCTCGGATGAAAATAAAAAGAAGATGAAATTACTGTTTTCAAAATAGCTAGTTGGTCCCCTTGCGGGTTATTATATGGGTTGCCAAATTTCGTTTAAAACCTTTTTCCATAAGGCTTCTTCTCTTCATTATAGAGGTTGTTATTTTTGCGTGGTTTTGATGAAGAAAAATATAATGAGAAGTCTAGGGTTCGTGGCCCAATGTAAAACCACGATTAGCAACTTTATGTTGCACCGGATAGGTATCCGCTTGTTTGGGGATACACCTTCGTGTCTTATCCTCTTCTCATTATAGAAGCTGTTTTTCTTGCGAGCTTTTTTGGAAATTCTCCCCCCGGCAATTTTTGGAAATGAAAAAAAATAAGTGCTTGTAAAAAAAGCGAAAAGGTAGAAGCCGTGTAAGTTTTGTGATTCTTACACGGCTTCTACCGTTCGTTGGCTAGAGTTGGTTCTAGCTTGGTTTCGATTTCTTGACGGCGTCAAGTGCTTTGGTGGTCCATGCGTTTCCGCGTTCGTATCCGGCGACGAGACCGATACCTAGGATTTGTACCATACCTCCCCACAGCGCATCGGGACTGATTCCTCTTGCCCGTTTCGGGGGTTTGAGTGCTTCGAGTCGCTCGAGCGATGTGAGGAGTTTGGTGTACTCTTCGGATTCGGGATCTTCGTTCTGCATACAAACGAGTAGACGATCGATTGCTTCTTGCAGCTTGATGTCTTCTGGTCTTTTCTTTCCAAACATAGGTTTCCTTCTGTAGGCTTCCTATTATAGAACGTGTTTAAATTGCGATGCTCTACTCGTCGGAATCCCTGTGAACAACCTTGAATCGAATGGATTCCTGTTCCGGAATATCGTTAGGATCACCATCAAGCTCGAGCGTAAAGACGTATCCACCATCACCGTTGTCGTTAACAACTACTTCCCCATCAAACCTATCTGATTCTGGGACGAACGTCTTTGCGCTGATATGGAGAATCACTCCAAGGAACACGGCGACGGCAGCGGAAGTCGCAACCACTTTATCTGCGGCAGGCAGATCCCAGGTTTCAGCCAGGGACAAATATAACGCACCAAACGCGGGAAGAACCAGCTGTACAATCTTTTTTAGAAGATCGTAAGTTCTATTACTTAAAAGCGCCGTTGAATTTACTTCGTTTGTCATATTTCTCCTATGGCTCAACTGGTTTGTTTACTGGAATTTGAGGACACTCTGACGGTGGTTTACCGTTTAGGGTTTCATTAATGGGTTCTCGAATAAGCGTTTCTACGTTGTTTAGTATTTCTGATTCATACGTAATTGCTTCTACGTTGTTCGGAAGAAGAATAACTGGTAATTCCGCGGTTTGAGTAAAGAGATCGCTAATGCCCGTAAATAAACTCTTATATGTTTCTCTAAGTTCAATAGAAGTTAGACAATCTTCATTTGCTTTTACGGCCACGTTGTAAGCAGCGACATCACTGCGATACGTATCCATTCTAGCTTCATGAATTTTCTCGTCGCTTATTCGACTAAATTGTAACTGTGTTACGGCGGCGAACACTCCAAATAGGGCCAAAGCCAATAGGCCCCATCGCAATGGAAAGGGACGGCTTAGTCTTCGTTTCGGAATCCACACGTGCACTATCTCTTCCATCTTCACTTGTTGTCTTATGTGTGACATCTGAAATTCCTCCTACAATGGCCTGAACGGCGCTTACGATAATAGCTGTGCATGTGAACGCACCAATGACAAGCGTCCACCAAGGATTAAGCGGATTTTTTTGGAAGGCAAATATAAGCGCTAACGCAATTCCTACAAAAAAAAGGATCCAAGTCCGTAATTCTTGTCCGGCAGAACTGTTGAACTTCATTCCAAATCCTTTCTTTGTGTTAAATCAACAATAACGTGGGATAGTTTGTTTCTCCGGTTTCGTCTTCAATTTCCACGTGTTCAATAACACGGGCGAACCGATTTGTTCCGTAATTTCCGTCAACCCGAACAATGTCGCCTATGTCGTAGTCTTTTCTGTATAAATAGTTTGATCCGGTCCCAACTTCCACACTCATCAAAGAAACATCTTTTTGTTCTGATAGTTTCATCAAACCAAGTAATTCCATTTGGACTTGTATGTTTGTCAAATTCGTTCCGGTTGGCGCAACATCAAAGTTGTTGTCTAAAAACGATCCATCAACCCACATTGTTCTTCGAGAATCTTTAGTGGCCAATTCGTCGTTTGTGACGACAACCTCGACCCATTTACCAGAAACAATGGCGTGGTTTTTTTTGGTTTTTATTGACCATAAATAATCGGCGTTTTTTATGTCCCCGGCGGAATGCGAGAATACGACTTTATGCGATCTGTTTCTTCCATTGTGGATGAAGAAAATTGTTGGTGGACCATAGTAGTCTTCTGTCCATGGTCCGGGGTATTCCCCAACCAACGGCTCGGAATATGCACCACCACGGCCCCAAGGTCCAGACCGTACAATTTTAATTCCTCGATCTTCAATATTAAGAATTTCCATTAACGCTGCGTGTACATTAGTGCGTTTGATTGTTCTTGGGTCTTCGCTGCTTTCAAAAACAAAACCTGGCGGTAAACTTGCTGCCCACCCACCGGCGTAAGTCGGATCTTCATGCAAAACACTTAAATCGGAGAACGTATACGACGATTTAAATCCTGGCATGCCATTATCAACAGAAACGCCGTCATAAAAACTGTCACCTATATGATGATCGATTAACATTGTTGCTTGTACGTAAGTATGGGTCGAAGTAAGCGCATAATCGGCTAAAGGTGCAACGGGGGGCCAAGTCCTGTCAAGCTCAGCCCCCACGATGCGTTGTTCTAAAATTGTTTCTAAACTTCTCCCACTAACTTTCACAAGAGCGTTATTTGTCTCATTAACCTCGTGATTTTCAACAACCATGACTTCAAGTGTGTCGATATGTGACACATATGAACCAAGAGGAAGAAAATTTAAGATATCCGATTTAACGGGTGCCTCGAATGTAAATTCTCCAGGATCTCTATAACGTTCAATCCAAGAACTGGACTTCAATCCTTGAATTAATTCACCACGCTCAAGATATGTTGGACCCAAATTACTTTCCGTGAACTTGAAGAAATCCATTAGACACCCCAATAGGTTTTTGTGTGAGAAAACGAAACCCAATCAAACTTTGACCGATCGTTGATAAGAAATGTGTTTTCGGTTGGACTTGGGAATAAAATGGGCCAAACAGAACCGGGTGTAATTTTATCCATTAAATGGATAATATCGGTTCCTCTTAAAACATACAAATATTTGTTATTGTGTTCGCTTGAAAAATAAAGTATGTCGCCTGTTCTGAATCCACTCAACCCATCAATGATTTCTGGTTGAACCGTAAACCTCCAAGTATCAACCAAATCGTCCTGCATTCTTATATAAGAAACATTGTTGGTAAATACTATTCTAAAGTTAAATCCATGCGCTAAAGTAGAATCTGTGTCAATCACAGAAAACGCACCGACGTCGTAAACAGTATCAACAAGAGCGTCCGTTATTGTTAGATTGGTTTCTTCTAAAGCTCTAAGTCTAGAGTCTTCGCAGAATATTGTCATTAAAACGATTTGTTTATCTTCGAATAGCTCGTTCGTGCATTGTGTGACAAACCCGGAAACCGCCGCAATTGTGGTTTCTCCATCGTTTAACCGTAATTGAACCACCGCGTCTCTGGATGAATATATGGCGCGATATAAATCGTCCCGAAGTTGCGAATAAGTCGTATTTTCTGTAAAATCTGGGTTCAACCAAATTTTAAGCGAAATTGTTCGACTAGGTAAACCAAGATCGTATTGTTTGCGCCTCACGGATCCGGTTGCAAACCCAAAAAACTTCGGGACAATTGTTTCAGCGTCTAAACCATCAATATTCTCTATTACGTAAGGATTTTCGGTGTTGTAATCTTTAAAACTAAAGTTTGCTACTTCGACGTCGTTTGAATATAAACCTATGTTTGTTAACTTCATGCGATTTTTAGCTCCTCTTTAGCTAAAGCAAACTGGCTTCTTGTGCTTCTGTAAATATCATTCGTACTCAAGGCTGTTGGCGAATTAATGGTTTGTTCAAACCGGATCTCTGTTGTGACCGGGGTTGTGGATTGCGTTTGTGTATCTGGCGTTGCTGTTGTCTCGGTTGAAATATTTGCTGCTTGAATAAACCCGGCATCAAGACCCGTTTCCGGAAAGAAACCAGCAATAGAACCAGCATCGCGTTCAACATTTGACAAATCTAATACGGGAGTAATAACAGGAGTAAACTCATTCATGCTTTCTATGGAATTATAAGCTTGCGTTAATGCTCCAGATACGGCGGATTCTCCTCTACCGCTTGGTTGGAATGAGTTGGTTCTTATTGGGGCGGTCGAAGGTTTTGACTCTTCTTCTGCCGCATTTTTCGCTGCAACGGCATCCTCAACCAGTCTTGTGGTATCGAGACCTCCACCAGGGATCCACGACGTTGCTTTGTCCCACTGTTCTTTAATCCAGTCAACTTTATCCATAACCCAGTTTTTGATATTTTCCCAAACTTCCATCAAACCGTCCCAAAGACCTTGCATGATTTTTGATCCGGTGTTTTTAAGCCATCCAAGAGCTCCGGAAACAAGATCCCAGATTTTTCCAGGAAGACCGATAAAGAAGTTTGTTACATCAACCATCTTCTCACGGATTCCGTTTAAAAGACCCTTGATTAAGTCTATGCCACGATCCCTAAGTTTAGTTAAAGTTTCACCAAGCCAACCAAGAATTTCTCCAGGAAGACCAATAAACCAATTCATTACGTCTAAAGCTTTTTCGCCGATTCCAGAGAAAAGTCCACCAATAAAATCGGTGCCTTTTTGCCAAAGCGTTGACACAACATCGCCGATCCAACCAAGAATTTGTCCTGGAAGTCCAATGAACCAATCCATGATTTCAAGTGACTTCTTACCGATGCCTTCGAGTAAACCACCAATAATATCAGATCCGGTGTTCCATAGCCAAGAAAGAACATCTGCATAAAGTCCAAGAATTTGACCAGGAAGTCCAATAAACCAATCAAACAGACCAACGGCTGCTTCACCAATTCCACTAAGTAAACCACCAATGAGATCGGATCCGGTTTGCCAAAGGAAAGATAGAACGTCTCCAATAAAACCAAGAATAAGCCCAGGAAGAGCAATGAACCATTTGAATAGCGTTTCTGCCATCCAAACAATACCGTTGATCAATCCTTTGATGAGGTTTATACCAAGATCCAACATAACTCTTGACGGGGAGAATATACCAAATCCGCTCTTGAACCAGTCGATAACACCCATAATAAGATCCCAAACAACATCACTTATGAGCTTGAAACTGGATTTAATGCCTTCCCAAAGACCTTTAAGTAGTTGTATGCCAACATCGATGAATAATCCACCAGCAAGTCTTCCGACAGCGCGAGCAACAGATCTAAACACTTCAACTATTAGATCCACTAAAGCGTCAACCATTGCCGGTACTTGTTCGGTAAATGCTCTTAGGAAATTTACAATGATTTCGCCAACGAGCGAAACGACTTCTCCAACGTTGTCTCTTATCCCTTGAAGCCACGTTGTTATGATAAACCAACCGGCAGCAATAAGATCTGGTGCTGCTTCCCGAACAACTTTAACAATTACTTGAACGAATTCTAATATGACTGTGCCTAGTTTGGGCATCAATTCGATAAGGAAGTCAAGAAGCATCAAGACTAGTTTAGATACACCTTCAAATATGGCGGTTCGCATACTTAAAACGCCGTCAATAATCCCGACAATAAGCCCAGAGACCATTCCGGGAATCATCTCTATGATTGCACCAAACGTTTCCGTCATTTTACCGGCGCCCGACTGCATGACGTTGATTAATTTAGATAACCCAGTAAGAAGAATGCCGATACCAGCGGCGGCAATGCCGATTGCGCCACCAATCATAAGAAGAGCAAAACCAAAAGCGGTGATGTATGGAATTAATGGTTTGATGAGATGCATGCCGATGGCTAAAGCGCCTAAGGCGAGGCCAATGGCAACCAGACCTTGAATCATGACTCCAAGAGGCATTTTACCCATTTGTTTAATTGCGTCTACAAGTTTACCGATACCCATCGCAACCAAAGTAAGAGCAAGGCCGCTGCCAATATCTGCTTTTTCGCCTGCCGTGGCTATTCTAAGCGCAATCATTGCAGCGACAATACCACCAACACCCTTGGCAAGTTCCGAAACGCTTAGTTTCGACATCATATAAATGGCGGCTGCCATTCCTAACATACCAGCAGCAAGAACACCCATGGCAAACGAAATCTTTAAGATCTCGCTTTCCTTTGGAAATAAGTTAATGGCTTGGGCCATGACGCCCAACACAATAGCTATTTTAGCTAGACCATTAGCGAATGTCGCTGTGTCTAGTTTATCAAACAACCAGATTGAAGTTGACAGAAGACTAAGACTGAGCGCAATAACGCCAAGACCCATACCCATCTTCAACATTTCGTAGCCTTCGGGCATTTCTCGCAGGGTTGCAAACAGAACAATTAACGCAGCGGCAATCGTGGCGATACCAACTCCGGTTTCTTCCCAACCCATTGTAGACATGATTTTTAAAGCAAAAGCCAACACAACGAGTGCTCCAGCAACAACAACTAAACCGGCAGCCGCCTTTACAATACCATTAGTGTCTTTGGTCAATTCACCCAAGGAAGCGGTCATACCTAAAAGCAGGCCGGTTAATCCAACCATACCAGCTGTTGTTTCTTGCCAGTTCATTCCATCAAGTAGTTTCAAAGCCAGAGCTAATACAACGACGGCACCTGAAATAAGAACAATCACCAAACCAAGAGCTGCGAGCTTCATTGCGCTATCAGCATCGTTTGCAATCTTACCCATGATGGCCATGACGCCAACAAGGGCGCCTAGACCAGCAACGATAGCAGCCATTGCAATGCCGAGTTTTACTGGGTCAATGAAGGAAAGAGCAAAGACAGAGGCGGCCAAAACACCAAGAGCAACAGCAATTTTAATGATGATATCGGCTTTAACTGACGCTTGCATTGTCTTTAAGTTGCTTGTTAGCTGATCAAACGTTCCGGACATTGATTTAAACAGATCGCCCTGTCCAAAGTCAAAGAAGTGAAATATTTTGAGTCCGTCTTTAACAAATTTTGCCAACAAAGCTAACGCGCCACCAAATAAACCAACTTTTAACGCTTTTAGGATGTTATCAAACGTTTGTTGATCCGCTCCAGAACCAATCGCTTTAAAGAAGTTTGTAAATGCCGAAGTTGCTTTACCAAAGAACTCTATAACCTTTTTTACACTTGGTATGATCATGTCAAACATACTAGCTGTTTTTTTTACAGATTTTTCTGTTTTTGTTGGCGAAGTTCCGGCTGCTTTTTCAGAACCGGTGAAGAAACCAATGATGGCGTTTTTAAGTCCTGTTACTGCCTTAACGGCTCCAGAGAACACGCCAGTAATATTACCAATTTTGAACGACGAAAACAAACTTTCAAACGCGTTTGTAGCGAAAGAAAGATCTAGGTTACCAAAGAAATTGAAGATCGCACCAAAGAAACTAGCAATTACACCGCCAGCTTTTTCAATCATGTTGATGATCGACGTAAACGCCTTTTCGATTCCGCCTTCTTTAACGAGAACCCGCTGAAGATTGATAAGCGCTAATCCGACTTTACCAAAGATGGTTAAAATTCCACCACCAGAAGCTTTTCCGAACAAACCGAACAAAGTTGAGAAGACTTTGAAGATTCCTTTTACGATAGCGATACCGATTGAGAAAACAGCAAAGACGCCTTTGAAAACACGCTTAATGTTTAGTAGCGTACCTTCCCCCATTTTGAGCTTTTCTGTAAACTCTCTGAATCGAACAGAAAGTTCATAAAGATCTTGTCCTGTTTTCTTTGGAAAGATCTCTCTGAAGGCTTTAGAGATGGCTCCAGCAACATTAGTGAAAACCTCAAAGAGATTTTTAAATCCTTGTATAACTTCGTCGCGACCACCGAGCGCTTTCCACTCGCCGAGCATCTTGTTTCGTGCATCGGCTGATGCGCCAATCATTCCACCAATGGTGTTGTTGATTCCAGTGAACAAAGCTTTAGCTTCGTCAAAGTCACCAACAATTAGTTCTGCACTGGCGGCCCATCCGGACTGGACGGACTCCTTCATGGTGCCAACCATCTGGGTGAAGGTCTTGACGTCCTGTGCGGCGGCGGTTGCTCTTGCTCCGATATCGGTCGTTGCGTCTGAGTATCGACCAAGCGTTGTGGTTAAGGCGTCAGCGGTTAACCACTGTTCGTTTAAGCTCTCGTTGAATCCCTTTGTAGCCGTAACGGGCGTTCCAGCAAGTGTGGTGTAAAGACCGTCGGCACCTTTGGTTAATGTTCCTGCGGCAACGGCACTTTCCATAAGCTCGGTCTTAAACTCAACAGTTGCCATGTTTGCAAGTTCAATGGACTTCCAGTCCATAAGCTTTACGCTACCACCAGAAATTGACTGGCCAAAGTTATACATTGCTCGAGAAGCTTCTTCAGCGTTTGCGCCAGAAAGAGCTGCTACGTTAGCAATACCTTGGATTGCAGAAACAGAGTCTTCAAGGTTAACGCCCGCGTTTGTGAACTTACCAATGTTGCTCGTCATGTCGGCAAACGAATAAATGGTCTTGTCTGAGTACGTGTTTAACTCGTTAAGTTTAGCGTTAACTTCTTCAAGGCTTGATCCAGTACCAGCCATAATCGTCTGACTAGAACCCATCTTAAGTTCATACTCAGAAAAACCAGTAGCAATTGGTGTTACAGTAAACGCGCTAGCCACGCTGGCACCAGCAGACAAAGCTCTAGACGTAATGTCCTGTAGGACGGTAAACGCAACTGCGCCCATAGCAGAGAATTTGCCACTAATGTTCTCAACCGAACTAGCAAGAGCCGACATATCGACTTTACCAGCATTTGCGGTAATATCCGCAAAACCATTCTTGGAAGAAGAGAAACTAAGCGCATTCTTCAACTTGTCTAAAGTTGATAAAGTAGTTCCGACACCTTTTTCGAACGCGCTGTTATCAAACGTCATTGATACTGCGCGATTTTCTACACTGCTAGCCATTGGTCACCTTCTTCCATATGTTTGCTGTTATGTTTTCAAACACCGGTCTCATTGCCGGATTTATGTAATCTTTGCTTTGAATATAACCGCCGTTACCAGTTGCGTGTCCATATTGAATAAGAATAGCTATGTTTTCGCCATTATTTACGTTGGTGTTAAACCATTCAATAACTACTTTTCCTGGTTTTTCGATTATTCTATAATCCCAGGATTTCGCAGTTTTTCCACTATCTTTTGGTGTCGATTGAGCCAAAGCGTTGACGCCCATTCGACCATAGTTTTGTAAATCGGAGAATAGACTTTTCGTTGACATTTGTTTCAAATATGATTCGGTTTTATCGAATGAACCAGTTGATTTTACGTCAATCATGTCTTCCACCCTTTTTGGTTTAACTTTGTGTTATGATAATTACAATACCAGAACCACCAGCTCCACCTGCACCGGAGTTCCCGCCATTAAGTCTGGATCCTCCACCGCCACCTCCACCGCCATAACTTCCACCTGCACCACCAAAACCAGCAAAGCCGGTTGATGACCCACCTCCGCCACCACCTCCGCCTCCGGTTAATGCGCTTGACGCTGGTGTTGAATCACCGCCAACGCCATTCCATGAACCAAAGACAGACGGCCCCCCATTAGCAGAACCAGTGTTTCCGCCAGCGCCAGAATCTCTTCCTACGCCGAGTGAAGTGCTGTACCCTCCGCCTGCGCCACCGCCACCACCGAACAACAACAAACCATTTATTCCGTCAGATCCAATTTCACCAGAAACGCATCCGCCTCCACCACCAGGAAATCCGTTTATATTTACCCCGCTGTTCCCACCATTTGATTGAGAAATTTTTCCGCCAGAACCACCAGAACCACCTCTAGCAATAACTTTTGATCCTATTGAGGAGTTTGAGGAGTTTGTTCCGGAATTTCCGTTTGTGTTGTCCAATGTGACAGCAGCTCCGGGAACTCCTGGTGTACCAACAGTAATTGTTTCTGTGGTTGAAAAAACAGATGCTGGAAAAGAAAAGGTAATGGCTTCTCCGCCTCCGCCTCCTGCACCCCCAGACATATTTGTTCCGGACGCCAACCTAGCGCCAGAACCACCAGGTCCACCAGGAGCCACAACTACGCCGTAAACACTAACGGCGCCTATCGGTTTTGACCATGTACCGGAGGTCGTAAAAACTTGAACGTCTGGTGCGGAACCAGATGGTCCAGTTGGACCAATAACGTTACCGGCATTAATTTCCGGGCCGTCCCACCTTAGTAAAAGTAGATCGCCATCTTCGTTAACAAAACCATTAACAACGGTTTGAGCTAACATTTCTTGTGTTTTTGCGGCAGTCAAAGCGGTTACTGTATGTAAGGGCATGTCAAACCATCCTTTGTTTTATAGCATATCTGTTGTTGTGGACGATATTGTATATCCACCACCTAATGTTTCCGAAAACAAATTGGCGTTATGTATCGTTATAATCCCGAACTCGTCCGTGGAAATTAAATCTTGTGTTGCAATTGCGGACCATGTTCCATCTTCATTATCAATAATTTCGATTAAAAGCTTTGATGATTCTAATAAACCCGAAAAACTAGGAAGAGATGCTTCGTTTATTTCATCGCCATATAAAATGTTTTCTATTCTGGTTAAAATACCAGGATCTATGGTTCTTGAATCAAATATAACATGCGCTGTTGGTCGGATTCCAGGATATTCTTCCGGAATAGCACTTAAAGTCCACTCAAACTCAACCAAAGATAGGTTGTTTGAGTGCGTTTCGTGAACCACGTTTGAAGGTGTGGCCGTTAAATTATATATAACATGTAGTTTATACCCGGCAGAGTTACCAACTTCATCATTGCCAATATGTGTTCTGTACGAAAGCCCAAATTGCTTACTCTTTTGATCTCCAACAAAAACGCCTGGCGCCAAATTTCCAAAACCATCATACTCAAGAAATTCGTCGGGGTAGGTAAAAGCTTTTAGTGTTCCTGAAAAATTGGACGGTCGAATAATGTCTCCCACTTTTTGTCCGTCGTAAAATAATTCAGATTTGTTTTTGTTAAATATTTCTGTCACGGAAACTAAACCGTTCCAAGGAACACCTACTCCGTCAGACAAATAAAGAACTCCGCGGTCCAAACCGTTTTCGTATTTTCTATCACCAACTTGATCCCAAACAATCATTTGACCTCCTTTTACCCACTAGTATTTAGTTTGTTTTTTCGTTCTTCATTAAGCGCTCTGTTGCGAGCAGCCAATTCGCTTCTAGAAACTTTTTCTGGTTTAGAATTCTTCATATTGAAAACTCTAATCAAAGCAAACAATCTGTTAAGATGCCAATTTTCACATTCTTTTGGTATCTTAAATGAAAACATCCAAAAGTAAATTAACTCGGCTGTTATGGTTTCTGTTCTACCTGGTTTTTTAGAACCTATTTCGCTAAAAAACATGGCTGTTTGTTTGGATTCTATATAATTAGTTACCTTAATTAAGTCGTCTTGAGTCATCTTATTTAAGTAAACGGCGTCTTCTTCGTTAACTAACATGTATTTAACATAATTTAAAATCTGTTCTTCGGTTTTAGACTGTAAACCAAGAAACGGAATTTCGAATTCTGACTCCCATTTTGACAAAGACAAAAGAGAATGCTCAAACTTAATTGTGACTGGATCCATTAAACAGAATTTTTGTTTATCATCATCAAAGAATTCAGTACCTAATGTAATTTTCAGCATTCTTTTTTCTCCAAAAGAAACTTAACAAAGGAAGGACCAAAGAAACCGTTAAGTTTCTTTGGTCCTTCACTATGTTTTGAGTTACGGGGTGTAGGGGTAGTACCAATCAGTGTCGATAACCGCCGGGAAGTAGTAACCAGTGTTAGCGGTTGCCGTAACAATGGTGTTCTCAGTAATGACAACAGCACCAGCAAGCTTAGCAACGCCGTCAATGCGGTAAGTGACCCCAGTCGTGGTCGGAATTGTAACGGTGTTAGTAACAGCATTGAATGCGGGTTCAACGGGGGTGGCCAAAGTCAGCGTACCACTAAACAACGCGATAACTGCATCGGGAAGCGGAAGCGACGGGTTGGTACCGGCGGTGCCATAGAGGAACTCTTCGAGAGTTGCCAAAGCACCAGCACCAACCTTAGTAGAATCAACCGTCAGCAGCGCCGTCGGTTTAAGACCCGTAACGGGGACCGGCGACGTGGTAAACGACCAACTGAAAGTGATTGCTTCCGGCGAGTCGTTAATGGTAGCATAAGCCTTTTCCGACGGGGTTGCAAGAGCGCCATAAATAAGATGTAGCTTGTAACCATAGTCATCAGCAAGAACATCGTTGCCCAACTTGGTCCGATACGAAAGACCAAAAGTCTTTCTAGTTTGCTGAGCAATCGAAACCCCAATTTCGGGAGTAGCGGTACCATCGCACTGAGCAAACTCATTGGGATAAGTGTACGCTTCGATAGTGCCTTCAAGTTCCTCAACCGAAAGCAGGTTAAGGTACTTCATGTTGTCTGCATACATAGCAGACGCTTCTGCGCCGGTGGGCGATTCAGTAACAGCGGTAAGACCGTTCCAAGCATAACCGTTTTCGTAAACACCGCCGACAGGAATGTACAAGACACCCTTATCAACGCCGGTTTCGTAAAGACGCTGCCCAGTCTGATCCCATACGAGTTCAGCCATTGTTGTTCTCCTTTAAAAGAAAAGATTGTAAACTTGATGTTTTAAATTGTCCGCAACAAAAGCCCGTTCAAACGAACAAAGAGGTAAGTTAACCAAACCCCACAAAATATCATTCTCAGGATCTTTTGTGATGTAGGTAACTTGGTACCGCTTTAAATGATTGTATGGTCTGTTGTTTGCAAACGTTGAATCCAGGTCATCTAATTTGTAGACGATACAAGGATATGCCATGGTCAGCGAAGGTGGTGGCTGATGATAAACATTATTATTACCTAGAATTTGAACGAGCAACGCTTGTAGCTCACTCCGTTGGGCCATTATACACACTCCCTAAAGTCAGGAGGAGGCGGGGGGCTTGGACTTCGACGTTAGTCACCTTCCAAGACACCCCCGCCCAATTCACATACCTGATATTAAAAAAATGTTGCATGGCATACGCATCTGCTACAATGCTGATGGAATTACTCACGGTAATATCGTCGTTAACTTTCTCGCCATTATCTAACTGGCGAGTGTTTCGGATAATGTCACCGTAATATGATTTTTCAGTAATTGTATCGATGTGATTACCAGACCCCACGGGTGTTTCTACAGTTCCGCCGTATCCGACAACTCCGTAAAATTTAGCCATGAGATCTTGCCCTTTCTACTTAGTCGCGAGTAAACGTCCAGCTGTCGTCATCGCTCGTGGCGAAGTAGTAGCCCGTTGCCGGGGTGGCGTCAATGGTCACGGAGGCGCCCGAGGCGATTGCAGCGTAAGGCGAGCCAGCTGCGTTCACGACGGTTGCGCCGTTCTTGTAGACGACACCGGTCTGGTCGACAATCGTCAGAACACCGGTGGTGGTGTTGAACGAAGGCTCGTTAGGAGCAACCAGAACGTCGGTGCTAGCAACAGCCTTGACGACGATTGCAGACTTCAGCTTGGTAAGAGCACCCGACAAACGAGTCTCAATCAGATACTTGTTCTTGTTATAGTCGATGTCGAAGTCATCAAACATGGCAATGTTGCCACCCTTGTCTGCGCCGAAACGATAGTCAACGGGGTTGACCATGATAAGAACGGTGGTGGGATCGGACTCCATGACTTCACAAGGAACGATTCTGGAAACGCGAAGTTCGAGCGCAAGCTCTTCCAGATTCTTGTAAAGGCGGTGGCCAAGAGTATCACGGAGAACAAGGAACTTAGCAATCCACGTCTCGGACATGAATGCCATCGGAGAGCCACTACCCTTGTACTTACCACGGTTGGCAATTACCGCGTCAACAACCTCGGTCATCGAAGAAAGAGCGTCAGTGACGTTGACGTTTACAACGGTGGTGTAAAGCTCGTGGTCGGTGGCGATCGGGCGAATGTTCTGATCGTTGATCTTGTCTTCGCTCGAAATATCGCGACCATCACCAAGAAGAGCTGCCCGAGCAACTTCCTCGTCGAGCATGATACGCATTTCCGACTTCAACCAAATAACAACGTCGAAATCGGTAATATCAATCATGTCGTCACGATCAAGAGCCTGCTTCTTATAGACGGTCGTGGGGGTGGTAATACGACGAACAATCGGGAAGAACTCTTCCTTCTTGAACGCACCCTTGATATAACCCTTTGCGCGAGCATCATCTTCTGTAATGTCAGCAGAGAAAGTCTTGATTCGACTAATCGGAGACTTGGTCGCGGCCGACAGGAAAACATCAACCCACTCGGTGCGGCGCTTCAGCCACTCGGGGTTACCGCTGACATTTACCGCGTCGGGGAACATCAGGTCGATGTTGTCGATACCGTGCGCGAGAGTCTCGGTGTGCTTCTCAAACGTCTCTTTGAGTGAAGCACCACGGGTCTTTGCTTCGGTGAGAATTGCATTCAGATCGCTGTGCGACAGAACGTGCTTGTCGGCGTCCTTGTTGTCGGATTCAAAAACATTGTGCTTCATTTCGGTTCCTTCCAATTCATTGTTGTTCAGATTGTCTTGCTGGAGACTGGCCTCGGAAAGGGCAGTCTGAATCATATAGTGGACAAGGTCCAGTTGTTTCTTGTTGAATGTCTCATAAATGTCTTGCAGGGTTGCATCCGGACCCAAATCTGCATGTCCAAGATTATTGTTCTTCAATCCCGCCTTTTCAAGGGCAAGACCCGTCATGAAGTTCACAACGTTTTTTTGATCTTCCGTAAAAGAGTGATAAACGGTTTTTGCTTCATCCGACAAAGAATCTTCCGTTTCCTCGGTTTCATCCGTAGAATCTTCCGTTTCCTCGGTTTCATCCGTAGAATCTTCCGTTTCCTCGGTTTCATCCGCAGAATCTTCCGTTTCCTCGGACTGATTTCCGTGAATAATGAATTCACCAGAACGAATAATAGCTTCATCGTCCAGAGTGTATTCGTCGCCATCGCCGTGGGCAATGGTCACGTTTTCGATTCTTGCCTCTGGATTAGCTCCAGAAAGAACCAAACTTACCTCTCGAATAGCGCCATGAAAGACCTTCTTCGATCGTTGAATCAGTTCATTTGCCCAAATAGACAACTGAGTGATGTCGCCGTGTTGAACTTGAGTCTTGGCCAGCTGGGCTTTTGGAGTATCATTGAAGAAAGCGTATGCATATACACCGTCTTTTCTGTTTTCCAAAATTGCATGACCAAGAACATTAGTGGGATCGTTGTGATCGTGTTGCCAAACAAGTGGAACTCGCATCTGGTGCTGTTCTTTGAATGCGTCCGGCAAGATCACTCTACCGTCACTACACTGAACGTTAGCTTTAGTGGCGTAACCGCTAAAATCTTCTTTCATTTTGACATTCCTTTCGAAGTACTAAGATGACTCTTCATCTTTCGGTGTTTCCTCATCTTTCGGTTGATTTCCATCGTTTGATGAAGTTGGTGGCATGTTACTGTTGTTAAGTTGATCTGCCTTTGGATCTTTTGATGGAGGAAGACCAAGGAAACCACGAATCTCATTAGGAGCTAGGATTTCGTTTCGAGAGAACTTGTCAGCAATGTCAGCAAGAGTAGTTAAAGGAACAAACTTAAACGGATTCTTAAAGTACTGAATCTTCTGTTTCTTCTTTGTACCATCTGCTCCAATGAAAGCGCGTTGTTCAGCTTGAATGATGGCGTCCAAGATCGGCTCAATGGTTCTGTTATAGTAGTTGAGCATGGTCTTTTCATCAGCGGTACCATTCATGATCTCTTCTGTAATACCTAATTGACTATACAGGAGAGCAATCAAACGATCGATCTGGGCAAGAAGATTGTTCTCGGCAGGTCGGTTCAACTGCGTGATCTTTTCTGTACCATCGGTGTACGCAATGCCGTACTGACTACCCTTTAGCTGAAATTCGATGTCTTTGCTTCGTTTTTCGGCCTGTAGACGACGAGCTTCGGATTTAATCACATATGGAAGCTGAATGATCAAGTCTAGTTTACCAGAACTTGACTGTTCATCGACAACATCTAACAGTTGCAACTTTCGACTTAATCGTTGTAGAGTAGAAGACGGTTCGTTCATCACTGAATAAAACGGATTTTCAACAATGGCTATTGATCGCTTCTCCAAAACAATTTCTTCTCGAAATCCTTTGGTTTCGTTGTAAAGACTGACTCGAACGTGTTTTGGATACCAATTCACGATCTCGCCGACTCGAAGCGTAAAGATGTCAACTAGCGTTCCGTCTTCATCACTAATTTCTTTATCCACAGGAACAATGGCCGCTACACCTTTGTCAATCATAGTTGCAACAATGTCCTGCTGGAAAGCCCGTGGTGCTTGATCGAGGTTTGCCTCTAAGGTGAAACAATCCGTTAACCCACTAACAACGTCTTCTTTGTATCTATTAAGCGCATCTAACTTTGTGTTTCTGATTTCAATACCAGCCGCATCAATTGCAATACGATTATAGATCGAACTAATAATGGTTTTGTCGTTGTAATACCTAGTCGTTTGTCTATGGGGAATAGAAGAACTGTTCCCCAAGAAACTACCAAAACCCAAAGACGGTGAACCGTTGTTTACATTTGTGGTGAGTTGTGTGCCAGAACGAAAAGCGTTCCAGGCTCGTGTCATTCGGTTTTTAATCGCCAAACTAATCACCTCCTTTCTTAGACATAGTCAACTCTAATCGGTGTTAGAGTCAGACAAACTAAACAAGGAGTTAATGAGTTCTTTACCCTGTTGTGTTTGTGGAGCTTTTTCGATTGAATCTGGCTTTTTCAATTTGGCAAGCTGAGCTTCGTATCCATGATGTTTGAGGAATTCGACGTCCTCCGGATGTACCATGTAAATCTCCTTTTTGGACTACTCAAACGAGTCTTTGTTTGCTTTATAGGCAACGTAAGCATCTAACAAAGCAGATACGTTGTCAATCTTATCTTCTTTTCTTTTCTTTAACAGTTTCCTGTTACCATTAGTGTCTTCTAACGTAATGGCGTTGCCCATAGCAAAAGACATCAAATCTTGATCAAATATGAGTTGTCTTATCTCACTAAGAAGTTTCAATTCACCCAGAGGAACTGATTCTGTTCTTGCTCCTTGAATAACCTTCTCGATTCCGAAAGGACCGTTCTCTGATTCCCATCTACTCACAAATTCTTTTGCGTTGTAGGGATCGAAACCAAAAGCACGAACATCGTATTCGGATCTTTCAATAAACATGTCTAGATCGTCATAGACTTCCATCATGTCAAGAACGGTGCCATCAAGAATATGAAGACTTCCCTCAAGAACAAACGTCTCATACTTTGCTCGCATGGCGGCAGGCAACCTAAGTTGTGTTAGCGAAGAAATATAACTTCGAGTCTTGACCCCAAACGATCCGTTGCCCATGGGAAACAAGAATGTGAAAGCACAGAAGTCATCTCCCTGAGAGAGATCGGCACCAAGAGCACAAGGCATTCGCCAGAACTCTCGCTCTGGGTGCGGAATCGTTTCTTCGTAGGTGAAGAAGTAAGTGTAACCCTCCATGGGGATACCAAACCTTTTAGCCAAAATATCGTTTCTAGCCGCAGGAGCTTTTTCGGCTCTTTCTACGTCTAATTGATACACCTCATAAGTCACAGTTTGACCTATGTTCGGGTTTGCTTTCAACCACATGGCTGGGTTGTTTACTTCTTCGACGTCATCCAGCTTGTAGTGCCAGATCGAAATATGCGGTGCTTGATACTCTCCACGGAGAATACTAGCAAGCTCCATCTTAATGGTGTCTCCAGATCCATTTCGAACTGTACCCTCAGAGCTGATGGCTACAATCAAGTAGTCATCAAGTTTAGAGGCGCCCTGTTCGATGGCACCAACAACGTCTTCACGAATATCGCCAGACAACCATTCGTCAACCGTTGAAACCTTAGGTCGAAGACCCTGAAGTTTGTTGATTGACATCGGGCGAACCTCAAGAAGAGATCCAGTCAAGATGTTCTCGATACCCTTTTTGGTCGAAGCAAGTTTAACGCGTTCAGCTCTGGAGCCGGTTGTGTTTTGTAGCGATCCTTCGGTTAGGAACTTGAAGAGTGGGCCGCGAGCACGAATAATGGCAGTGCGGAAAGGAGACATCACTTCATCGGCTTGCTTCATTGTTGGCGCGGTGGTAATCTGGTGCGTCGTTGCTGTATCCACATTCAAGAAATAACTTTGAATCAGCATTGCATACATTGACTTAGCCGCGCCTCGAGCGACGATCAAATACTGTTTTGTTACTAATCGCTTCTTGATCAGTTTCTTTACGTACTGACCGCCAGAAGTTGGTTCTCCGTCGGCCGTTTTATTGGGTCGATAGACGCTTCTTTCAACGAAATAATACCAACCAAAGATCTGTTCTGCCCAGACTTTGAATGAATCAAGTAGGTGTAAATCACTACCATCAGTCAGAGTCAATTCGTTTTCACAGTAAGCAATAAACCCGTCGATAGCTTTGTCGTCGTAATAGATGTTGGGATTAGCAATTAAGTCATCTATTCGGTTCATTTCCATGGAGATTTCTCGGTTTACGGGAATCTCTCCATGTAGTACTTGTTGACGAAAAGTAAAATAGTATCTTGGGGTTGCGGTGTTAGATAAAGCCATCGTTAACCCCTTTCTCTATTTTATGGAACGTTTGGTGGCGTCCAGTTTTTTGGTGGCGTCCAGTTTTTTGGTTTGGGTATTGGTTTTGGCGGGTTTTGTTTCGGAAGAGGTTTACCGATCAAACCTTTTTTAGCCAAAGGCGCACTTAAGGCTTGGGTAACAATGGCGGTTGCCAACGCTGTTCCAACACCAACCAAAACTTTTTCGGCAATCTTTTTACCGGTGCTTGGAGGTTTTTCCATCATCTTAGCATACTTTTGTTCAAGCTCAATGCGCTTAACGAGGTCGCCAAGTTCTTTGTCATCAAGATTTTTGGTGGCCTTATTTTTGATCGGAGACTTCACTTCTTTCTTAGCGGTTTTTCCGCCAGAAGAACCGCTGTCTCCAGAATCAGATCCTCCACCTCGATCTTTTCGAACGCCCCAACGCATACCTCGAACGCCGAAGTGTTCGATAACATCGTCCAAATATGATTCTGCATCTGGACGCGGTTCGATCTCTTTCTTACCAACAATAGACTCAATGTCGTCTAAATATGACATGTTACCTCCCTTCTATCCTTCATCTAACGGAATGTCGTTTTCGATAACAACATTCAAGCGCCATTCGGATTCTTTGATTGCCTGGTTTACCGCGTCCACCAAATATCCCGTTGTGGGAGGATCGAACAAGATCCGAGTCTTCAAGTAAACATAAGATTTAATTGCGTTTAATCTATTGTCTCCATCAAAGAAATCGGTCCAAGTAGCGGTATCGTCTTCGATCATGAAACCATCTGCGGGACCAACACCTAGTTGGTGTAGAGTCCCAAGGGCGGAGTTAACATGGATGATAACGTCAAAGTCGAACGCGGTGTATTCTTCAGCTAAACCAAGGAGTTTCTTTACTCCTATTAGGATGCTATCTTCCATGTCTAACTCCTTTTAAGCAGCTTTCAAAGCGACTTCAATGATACCACGCTGTGTGTGGGCGCCGAGTTTTCCATCGGCTTTAAGGACGGTGCCATCACTCAGTTTACCGAAGAATGCCTGGAAATTCCAGACAGCTCTTTCGGTTTGATCACCATAGTGACCATCAAGCAAAAGACCCTGCGCTGCAACATCATTTAGAAGTCTCTGATAGAATTTAACGTCAGAGCCGACAGAGCCGTTGACGAGGTTACGACTTGTGAATTGCACGGTAATCTCCTTAGTGGTTGGTTGGGTGTGCGGAACTGGTGGTTGCGGCGGCTGAGGTCTCGGGGGACGAATGAGAATTGGGTAGTCTCGATTTAGATCGTACCTACCTTGAAGAACCCAACTGCGGTATCCATCAAGAGGAACCATTTGACCATGCCAAGACTCAGACCCTTTTTCACCAGGCTTCCCAACATTCATATGGAACCCATATGCAATTGCTTGCGCTGTTCCTTGTGCTGGAACTTCATCCCACCTAGGAGAACGATGAACATGCCCTGGGTTTACAACAACCAAGTCCCAAGCCGCATAAAATAAACCAGAAGGAAAAGGTTGGTCTTGGTGAAAGCTTTCACCTTCTGGAGCAAACCCTGGTTTGTTTGGCTGAGACCCATGCAGACGGCGGCCACCACCGATTCCAAATTTACCACCTTGGTGTTTTAGAAAGTTTTCAAGAACTCTCCAAGCTGCCGGGTGTGCATGTGGTTTGTAAGTTGCTTCTAACACAAACCAAGGAACAAGACGAGTTCCGTATCCCATCGGGTATAGTGTTTCCATATTAACTCCTCATTGTGTGGTGTAGGGAATAAGTACTTGCACTTGTAGCTCGAACCAACCATAAAACGCTGCTGTGTCAGCAGCCTCCCTGGACCAGGACAGCTCGAAGGCCGCCGGGCGTGATAAAAACACAATTTGCTCCAATTGGGCGCCATTACCGGGGTCGGTACCAATCACCGGAGCATACGTGAATAAAAGGAGCGGTTCATACTCTTGGGTAGCACCACCCTCTTGTGAAAAGGTAAGGTGTCCTCTCAACGGCCGCGTTTCTGTAAGCGAGGATTCGGGGATATTGAATCGAACCAATCCGGCCGGGATCACAAGTTTATAAACACCGGGATCAACTATTGGCTCGTACTCTTGCCAAAATCCACCGGGATCGTAACCAAACTCGGACGGATCAAGATTGATGAATCCGTCAGTATCGTTAGGTAACGCATCAAAATATACGGAAAGATACAGTAGTGGTCCTGGAGTGATACCCCCGGCACCACCCAAAACAATGGATTCACCGGTCTTATTAAAAAGAGAAACGTTTGTTACCAAACGGTTTTTATTAATTTCTTGTTGTTCTAAAACAACAAATTGCGATGTGTCTTGGTTTTGCATTTTATTTTCCTTAGGAATTGTTACCAAAGTCTTGTGTCGCCGGGTTTACGACTAACGAAGGGTTTTGGGAGTAACGACGCATCACCATAATGTATAGCGTTATGAGTTTTATGCGTAGTTGTGATTAGGTATTCTGGGTTAAGAACCCATTCTTCCCCATGTAAAATATCATCACTACACATAGGATTCATGTGATGAACCAACAACTGTCTGTGAATTTCGAACCCAGGAACTCCTAGATCGCATCCGTTATCTCTAAGTATTACTTGTTGTCGAATACGTTTCCATTCGGATGATGTATAAAATTCTTGGTTAATGTAACGATCAAAGCCAAAAGTTTCATACCCTACCGAACCACCAAGTCTTAGATATTCGTATCTGTGTTCGAACTTGGCTAGGCGACTAAGCTCGCTGTAGGTTTTTAATCTAGTCATCAAAATCTGCCAGTTCTTGGCCAGCGTAAGTTCGCATAGCGTTAAGCGCTTGACTGTAGAGTTCTTCGATTCGTTTCTGTGAATCCATAGCAGCGATCTTTGCTGAGATCAATTGGTTCTCACCACGAAGCCTTTCTTGTTCGAGAGCTTCGCGCTGCGTTCCATGTTTAAGGTAGTGAGCAATAACTTGGGCGGAGGCAGTTCCGTTTCGAAGCTGTTTTTCAGCAAGAGACTGCGCCAAACTAACCAGTTGCGCTTCTCGGTTCTCGGGCGTCGTTGCTGGACGACGACCTCTTGATTGTTTTTTCTCTTCTTTCTCACGCATGAGACTTCCGTTTCTCGCTGATTAGATCAATAATAGTCGGAACAGCGCGGTGCCGCTGGCGTTGAGCGAGTACAACCAACGCACGGCACCACTACTTCCAGGCAGTTCAACGACCCACACCTTGTTGCCAATGACGGCTGCGCCGTCCGGGTACATATTCGTGCTCAATGGTTCAAGCAGGTTTCCCCGGACCGAGTACTTGAAGTAGCGCACAGCGAGGCTCGCGGATTCCTTGCGGATGTAAATGTAGCGACCGGCCGCGACGGACCCTGACCCGGAGTTGATCGTCTCGGTGGCCGGTCCGTAGTTGGTGACCGCCGACCAAGCGTTGAGCGCGATGTCGTAACGGTCGAGTAAACTGCCCGTGCCGCGGAAGCTGTAGATGTAGCGACCGTTCATGATATTGGCCTCGTTGGCCCAGTTCGTGTCGCCGGTGACCCGCACCCAGTCTGCCTGCATCCCTGCCACTGGTGCGCCACCACGGGCCACTCCTGGGGCGAGCGTCGTCCATGAGTTCCCGCTGATCGAGTAGCGGTACATAGTCACGGCGTTGTTGCCGAGCAGGTAGAGGTGGTCGTCGTTGCCGGTGATTTCGTAGACGCTGGTGGCGTCAGGGTTGGTCGTCCATGCTGCGGACACGGTGATCACGGTTGCCGTGTTTGATGCGATGGTTCGCACCTGGCCGATGCCGGTACCCGCAGTGATTCGCACCTGCGAGTTCGTCCATTGGTTGACGGTCCACGCCTTGCCCGTGTTGGTCAGTGTCGAACCTGCGCCAGCAGTTGCGGTGTCCGTGGCGATCACCTCGTTCGACGTGATGGACACGAGCCGGGCGTCGGTAGCGATGGTGGCCGGGAGACCCGTCTGCGACAGCGAGGCCCACGTCATCGTCAGCGGGTCGAACTCGCGGAACGAACCGGCAGCCTGCGTGCCAGCATTGAGAACGAAGAACCGACCGACCTCGGCCGCGAGCGTGTCGGATGCGGCAGGAGCGAACGGGAGCGGCGTGTCCAGTTGAATCGTTGACGTGCCACCCGCGGGCGACAAGATGACGCCCGTGACGGTGCGCTCCAAGCCGACGTTGTCAGCGGTGCCGGTGAGGAACCGTACCTTGCGCCCGACGCACATGCTGTTGATCGCCGTCGAGGTGACGACCGTTGAAGTGGTGCCGCCAGCAGCGGCGGTAATGGTGCGCGACCAGCGCCCACGAGCGCCGCACGAACCTGCACCGAACGTGCCAGCCAGGCCACCGGACGGGATCTGCGTCCACGCATCCTCGTCGTGGTGGTACAGATAGTGAACCACTGTTGACCGGACGAACAGTGCCAGGTTGTCGGTCTTGTCGTTGGAGTGGACGATGAACGTGCCCGCTGCGGTGACGAAAGGGGCGGGTGTCATGTGTTGCCACTCCTTGCGATGCACGAGCGGGGTGGGGGTTGCGGTGATTGCCATGATGGCTCCTCTACGAGAACGTGATGTGGTCGATATTGCCGATGAGCGCGGCAAGGTTCTGTGCGGCGGGCACGACTTGGTTGGTCGGAACGCCGCCCGTTGACGATTGCCCAACAATGTTGGTGATCGTGCCGGAACTGACGGCAACCGAGGGGGCGTTGACGACGCTCACGCGCAGCGCCCCCGTCGTCTCCCGTACTGCGGACAGCACCCCGACGTGCTGGGCGAGCATCGTCAGCAGTTCGATCAGTTCGTTTTGGCTGAGCTGCGTTTCTTCGAGGGCGAGGTCGCCCAAGGCGTTCTTGACTGTCATCATACACCATCCTGATATAGTAGTTGAAAATCGTTGTCGGATGTGTCAAACCAAACCCATGGGGTCAATTCGCTTGGTTGAGAACCGCCAATATAAAGCGGAACACCACTGGAGTTTTCTCCGGGAATACCTTGAATGCCTTGGTCTCCCGTGTCACCTTTGATACCTTGAATGCCTTGGTCTCCCGTGTCACCTTTGATACCTTGAATGCCTTGGTCTCCCGTGTCACCCTTGACGCCTTGAATGCCTTGGTCTCCCGTGTCACCCTTGACGCCTTGAATGCCTTGGTCTCCCGTGTCACCCTTGA